GTGGCTAATGGAGTATCGACTCAAGAAAAAGCAGAATCCAATCGCAGAGCTTTTTGCGTTAAGTCGCACGGGTAAGCGAAATGTCGCCGGCGGCGGTGCCTCATACGACTACAGCGCCGAGTCGGGCGGCCGTGCAGCGGAACTGATGGAGGGCCTGACATACGAGGACGCCAGGGCCTTCGAGAAGGTGCGGATAGGGCCGCGTCGCCGTCAATACGAATTCAGGACTGCCAAGAATCCCAAGGAACCTACCGGCGTCATGTCGCGAACTCATCGGTCGGGCTTCTTGACGAGCGCAGCCCGCCTCTACCAACCCCCTGCAACGAGGGCAGAATTGTCTGGCCCTCGGGGCATGACGGGTGGCGCTAAACTAAGCGACCTAACCGGACACGCGACAAGTATTCTGGGGGGTAGGGCAAGAACAAAACGTGCAGCGGGTCGGGTGACCGAGCCACTCGCCGCAAGACGTGCCCGGATGAGATCAGGAGAGCAGAGTCGCGCAGCACGATTGCTATCCACAGGTCAAGCCCTGGGCAGTGCTGGGGTTCTGGGCTGATGGATCGCGCTGAAATAAGTTTGGGTGTCGAACAGTATCCAGTGCTCAATAACTTCATGGGTTCCAGGGAGCGGGTCAGCGCCATCATGGGGCCACTGGGTAGCGGCAAGACCTACGGCGCTGTGCAGAGAATCCTCGCGCAGATGTGTGAGCAGAAAGCCAACCCCGAAGGCATCCGTCCGACACGATGGATCGGGGTCAGAAACACCTATCCGGATCTCATGGGCACGACGGTCAAAGACTTCATGGCGATCTTTGATGGCTTGGGCACGATGAAGTATGGAGGTCTTGACCCGCCGACGTTCCATGTGCAGTTCCGACTCGAGGATCAGACCCATGTCCAATCGGAGATGATCTTTCTCGCATTGGATCGCGACGATGCTGTGAGGAAACTCAGAGGATATCAGGTCACAGGGATCTGGCTGAATGAGACAAAAGAATTGGCTAAGTCCATCGTGGACATGGCCGATCTTCGGCACGGTCGTTACCCATCTATGGCGGCGGGGGGTGTTAGGCCCACTTGGCACGGGATGCTAGGTGATACGAATGCCCCTGATGAAGATCATTGGTATTTCAGGATGGCCGAAGAGGTTCGGCCGAAGGGTTGGGCGTTCTTTCGTCAACCCGGTGGTGTCTTCCCAGGACAGAAGGAAGGCGAGTGGATTCCCAACCCCGAAGCAGAGAACCTCGCCAACCTCCCCGCCGATTATTATACGCAGGGCCTGGAAGGTAAAGACCCCGATTGGATCAGGGTCATGCTCTCGAATGAATACGGCTTTGTGATCGAGGGTAAGCCGGTGCATCCAGAGTACATCGACAGTTTGCATTGCGATGTGGATCTGCGCGAAGCAGATAAGCGTTACCCGCTGATTATCGGTATCGACTTCGGGAGAACGCCAGCCGCAGCGATTACGCAGCACATCGAGGAGCACGGTCGCCGCGTCATTATCGACGAATTTGTTTCATCGGATATGTCGGCCGCCGTCTTCGGCCCAGAACTCAAACGATACTTGGACGCCAATTACTTGGGGATGCCTGTCGAGGTCTACTGCGATCCTTCGGGTGGTGCTCAGAGTCAGGCGACAGAGGACACACCTATTCGCATCATGCGTGCTGCGGGCATACCCGCGCAGCCGTGCGATACGAACAACCCGGATCTGCGTAGGGCCGCGATCAGTAACCCGGCCACGAGGATCTGCATGGACGGCAAGCCCGCGCTGCGTATCTCCCCCAAGGCGAAGATGATACGCAAGGGATTGATGGGCGGCTTTGCGTACAGGCGTTTGAAGATCGCCGGGACGGAGAGGTTCACAGACTTGCCAGATAAGAATATGTATAGCCACCCGGTTGAAGCCTGTGAATACGCATTGATGGGCAGCGGCGAGGGTCGCGATGCGCTCATCCCCGCAGGCCGTCGAAACGTCCCGACACAGACGCAGGCGATCCTGTGATTACAGTCCGCGAACCTGCCACAGATGCAGACATAGGGGTTGTCATATCGCGCAACCCAGCCCAGACAACCCCTCCGGTCAAGCTGGATCTGTCGCATTCGTGTGCGATTGTCGATAGTGATGGCTCCGTACTGGGATGTTGCGGCATCGCACCGCTATTCGAGGAGACGGGAGAGGTGTGGTCGTTCTTCTCAGAGAAACTGTTCGATCAGTACGCGCTTTCGGTGACTCGGGGAGCTAAGCCCATGCTCAAAAAGTGGCAGAGCGCCGGAGAGTTCGGCCGGATTACGGCGATTACGCCATTGAGTCATACGCATTCCGGTTGGTTGGAGGCGTTGGGTTTTGAGGTCGAGGGTGTGATGAGGAATTTCGGTCCAGGCGCGCAGGGCGACTGGTGCATTATGGGACTGTTTAGAAACTAGGAGATTAAAATGCCCGAGATAGTAATCGCATCGCTCATTATGGGCGCGTCCAGCATGGCGGCGGGCGCTATGTCGAAGCCGAAGGCACCGCCGCCGCCGGAGCCGCCCGCGATGGCACCCGGAGCGGCTGAGCGTTCCGCAGAGGGTAGACGCCGCAGGTTGTATGGGGGTGGGCGTCAGAGCACAGTTACAGGCTCCCCGCTTGGGTTGCCCGGACCCGCGAGCACAGCCGCGAGCACCCTTCTAGGCGGTGGTCAAAGCGGTGGTGGAGGTTACGCATAAATGGCGAAAACAGTCGAGGACTGCCTGCGTAGGCTTGCTGAGTTAGAGAGCAGGCGCAGTAATTGGGATTCGCATTGGCAAGAGATTGCCGAGCGTATCTGGCCTGCGGCCGATGAGTTCTTGACTGTTCGCAGTGTGGGCGAGAAGCGTAGCACGAAGATCTACGACGCGACTGCTGCGCTCGCGCTCGAGAAGTTCGCTGCCGCGATGGAGTCAATGCTCACACCCAGGTCGCAGAAGTGGCACGCCCTGCGCTCCACGGATGACGCACTCAATCGTGACCCCACGGTCAAGGGCTGGTTTGAGGAAGTGGCGCGGGTGATGTTCCAGTCGCGCAACTCCCCGAAGGCTGGCTACTACGCACAGATGCACGAGGGCTACAAGGCACTCGGCGCATTCGGCAATGCTTGCCTATTCGTCGATGAGGATCGCGGCGGACAGGGAGTGACTTATGTGCAGTGTCATGTGGGTCAGGTCTATATCGAGATCAATCCCACGCGCCGCGTAGACACCGTGTATCGCAAGTACACGATGAGCGCGAAGGCAGCGGAACAAGAGTGGGGCCGCGAGAAGTTGCCTGCGAAGATTTCAAGGGCACTCGATTCGCAGGAGTCGATCTACAAGCAGTTTGATTTCCTGCACGTTGTCTCTCCGCGCACGGAATACGACCCGGAGCGCAAGGACGCCGAGGGAATGCCGTGGATGTCGTATCACATCGCCATCGACGACAAGGCGATCATCGACGAGGGCGGCTATCTCGAGTTCCCGTATATGTACTCGCGCTACACGGTGAACCCTACAGAGATGTACGGGAGAAGCCCAGCAATGCTCGTCCTGCCCGCGATTAAGATGGCGCAGGAAATGCAAAAGACGTTCATCCGCTCAGGGCACAAGTTGGTGGACCCGCCCCTACTCCTGCACGACGATGGCGTGCTGGGCACGGGCAGCAAGCAGGTCAGGCTGACGCCCGGAGGGTTGAACTATGGGGGTGTGGATGCCCAGGGCAGGCCGCTGATTCAGCCGCTGATGACAGGTGCGCGTCTGGACATTACGGAGGGGATGCTCGAGAAGGAGCGGGCGGTCATCAACGACGCTTTCCTCGTTTCGCTCTTCAGGATCTTGGTAGACCTGCCGCAGATGACGGCGACCGAGGCGCTCATCAGGGCGCAGGAGAAGGGCCAACTGCTTGCACCGACAGTCGGCAGGCAGCAATCGGAGATGTTGGGTCCGCAGATCCATCGCGAGTTCAACATCCTGACGCGCCAGGGGTTGTTGCCCCCGCTGCCTGAGATTCTGGCAGAGGCAGAGGGCGAGTACGAGATCATCTACGAATCACCCGCTACTAGGCTTCAGCGCAGCGAGGAGTTGGTGGGTATCACGCAGACGCTGGAAATCGCTGCCCCCTTCATGGAGGCGGACCCGAGCATACTCGCCATCTTCAAGCCAGACGAGATCATCCGCATAGCGGCCGATATCAACGGCGCTCCTGTGTCTATCCTGCGTACACCGGAGGAGATGGAGCAGATCCAAGCCGCCCAGGCGCAACAGGCACAGCAGAAGCAGATGCTGGATGCGATGTCTCAGGCGGCCCCGGCTGCTAGGGATATGGCCCAAGCACAGGCGGCGCTGCCTTCGGAGGCGGGCGTTGCGTGATATTCTGCTTGCCCGTGGGCAGGCTTACAAGAGGTGTTTTAATGGAGAGGACGCAGAGTCGGTGTTGTCCGATCTCGAACGCTTTTGCCACGCTAACACGACTACGCACGTTGATGGGGATAGTCATGGTACTTCTCAACTCGAGGGCCGTCGCCAAGTATGGCTTAGGATTCAGGGATATAGGAACCTGAGCGATCAGCAGGTGGGCGAAATAGTCGAAGTGGCAGAGACAGAAGATTAGTGCCGACACAATACTATGGTATAGAGGTGCTCAAGAGATCAGGGTGTGAGTGCCACCCGGTTTATGCTTGGCCGCACTTGTTCGACGAGGACTTGAAATGCAGTTGGTGCGGTAATACATGGGCTGCCCACCAAAAGGGTACTAGCAGCCCGTGTATCATAAAAGAAACAGATGAGGAGTTACCATGGCAGGCGCAGAGGATGTCTCACAAGAGGCGGGCAGCGAGTCAACGCCGGTCGAAGTAGTTACCAACGGTGAGTCGAGCACTTGGACCGAGGGTCTGGGTGAGGACGCCATGGGCTACGTCGAGAACAAGGGCTGGACGGGTGCCGAGCAGATGCTCGACAGCTACCGCAATCTTGAGAAGTCGATGGGTGCGCCCGCCGATCAACTCCTCCACCTGCCTAAAACCGAAGAGGATACGGACGGTTGGAACGCCGTCTACGCGAAGATGGGCAGGCCAGAGACGGCCGAAGGCTACGAACTCACGGGGCCGGATATGCCAGAGGGCGCGCTTGACCTGACCCCCGATCTGCGCGAATGGGCGCACGAGGCGGGTTTGTCTCAGCAACAAACTGCCAGCATCTACGAACGCTACAACTCCCGACTGGGCGAACTGGTCACCGAGCAGGAGCAGCAGATCGAGGAGCAGGCTGCGGCAGACGAGGCGGCTCTAAAAAAGGAGTGGGGCAGTGCTTGGGACGAGAATCTCGCAGCCGCTACCCGCTTTCGGCAGCGATTCGGGATCGACGACGCCACGGTCAGCAAACTCGAGCAGGCACTCGGACTGCGCGGGGTACTCGAGTTGAGTGCCCAGATCGGTCGCGGACTGGGCGAGCACCAGATGCCCACCGGGAAAGAGGATGGCGGGCAGGATCTTGCCTTCGGGATGACCCCCGCCGCTGCTAGGGCGAAGATCGACGACCTGACGCTCGACAAGGAGTTCATGGATCAGTATCTGGGTGGGAAGCCCCAAGCGGTTGCTCGAATGACACGACTCCACACCATTGGTCACCCGGATGAAGCGAAATAGGTGTTGCGTTTTTTTTAAAACTGTGTATTTAGAAGACTGCAATAATTGAACAGCAGGTAATCGGCCCCGGTGTGGCGACCGGGTAAGCCTTCCAGCCAAAATAAAAAATGGCCCCGGTGTGGCACCCGGACAAGCCCTGGATCGCCGATTAACCATGCTGGCCCCGGCAACGGATAAGCCTCGCACACACGCTTGAGGTTTATTCAAATGTCAGATCAAATCAATGCCGCCTTTGTGCAGCAGTATGCGACCAATGTGGCGCACCTGTTGCAGCAGCGCGGTAGCAAACTCAGAGACGCAGTAATGACCAGTA